GCGCGGGCTGGAAGAGCTACGGCGTCAGTGGGATAACCTGGCCACAACTGCCGCTGAGCTAGGCGCATCCGAAGAGCAGCTTGCTAGCATCCGCGCTGCGGCGGCGGATGAAATCAAGGCATACCAAGCTGCACAGGAAGCGGAGCGGATCGCCGCGCTCAACAGCTTGTGGGATGAGTTCGAGCTGTCGCAGCTGGATGACTACTCGCGCGGGCTGGAAGAGCTACGGCGTCAGTGGGATAACCTGGCCACAACTGCCGCTGAGCTAGGCGCATCCGAAGAGCAGCTTGCTAGCATCCGCGCTGCGGCGGCGGATGAAATCAAGGCATACCAACACGCCGAAGTCGAGCGGCGGGTATTGCAAGCACGCCAAGACCTGATCGGTGCCTACGACCGAGAGATTGAGTCACTGCGCGACCAGATTGCCGCCGAGGAAGAACTGGCGTCCGCCAGGATTGCCATAGTCAATGCCGAGATAGTCTCCTATCAGGACGCCGTTACCGCTGCGCAGGACGAGATTGAGCGCCTTAGAGAAGCGATGCGGCCGCACGAAGACCTCGTGCGTCAATGGCAGTCCATCAGCGACGCTATTGCTGCGGCGACATCTGGCATTAGTGATCTTGGGCTAACAGCGGAAACGACAGTCAAACAGTCGGCCGCCGAGTTCAACCGTGCTATGCAGGCGGCCTTTGCCGGCGATGTGGAAGGCGCCCGTGAGTTATCCAGCGCTGCCACAGACTACGCGCGCGACCTTATGCAGACGTCCGCCACCAGCGCGGAGTATCGCTACCAGTTAGCCACCATGCGGGCGCAATTACACACCGCTGGCGTGGTGGTTGACTTACAGGCGACGACGGAGGAGTTGATCCTGGCGACGCTGGAAGACCAGTTAGGCCAGCAAGAAGCAACTATCGCCGCCGCGGAAGAAGAGATAGCCTTAGCGGAGCAGCAGATCGAACTATACACACAGCAGTTGGATCAGTCTGTTGAGGCGCTGACTACGCAGGTAGAATATTACCAGCAGCAGGTTGACTATTTAAGCAGCATTGACCAGCATATAATATCGCTCGCGGACGCTCTCGCTAACTACGCCGCACAAATGGCGACGTCGGCTTCCGGGACACCGCTCCCGACTGAGACCACAGCGCCGGGGTCGCACCTCGACGAGTTTTACGGTGCCCTTGGTGCTGCCGGGTATAGCCCAGCGACGCTGACGGATCAAGAATTGGCACAATATTATGTGTCGTGGACGCACCAACAAGGATATCAGCCTAGTACGACAGCGGTTATCACACCGCCGCCGGCAACAAATACACCTGAAGACCAGCACCTTGACGAGTTCTATACGGCGTTGAATGCCGCTGGTCTTGATCCGGCGGTATTAGATAACAGCACATTGGCACAATATTATGTGTCGTGGACGCAGAAACAAGGATATCAGCCTAGTACGACAGCGGTTATCACACCGCCGCCGGCAACAAATACACCTGAAGACCAGTTAGGCCAGCAAGAAGCAATTATCGCCGCCGCGGAAGAAGAGATAGCCTTAGCGGAGCAGCAGATCGAACTATACACACAGCAGTTGGATCAATCTGTTGAGGCGCTGACTACGCAGGTAGAATATTACCAGCAGCAGGTTGACTATTTAAGCAGCATTGACCAGCATATAATATCGCTCGCGGACGCTCTCGCTAACTACGACGCACAAATGGCGACGTCGGCTTCCGGGACACCGCTCCCGACTGAGACCACAGCGCCGGGGTCGCGCCTCGACGAGTTTTACGGTGCCCTTGGTGCTGCCGGGTATAGCCCAGCGACGCTGACGGATCAAGAATTGGCACAATCTTATGTGTTGTGGACGCAGAAACAAGGATATCAGCCTAGTACGACAAAGGGCTATGCCTCCGGCGGCATCGCCACCGGGCCTAATACTGGATACCCGGCACTGCTTCACGGCACTGAAGCGATAATCCCACTATCTGGTGGCCGGGGTATCCCCGTAGAGATAGACAATGGTGCGCTGATCCGCGAGGTTGCCGCCATGCGTTCAGAGATGCGCGCCATCATGGCTGAGGCGGCAATCCAGACAAAGAAGGTGGCCAGCATGACCAAGCGGTGGGAAAAGATAGGCATGCCAACGACGAGGGCTGCATAATGGCGACACTGACCACCCCACAGGCCATCACGCTGATATCCAGCAGTGTTGCCGCCAGCACGTATGCCGAGTATGCCGCTGCCACGACCTACGCACTGGGCGATAAGGTCAAAGTCACCGATGCGACTACCGGATATGAGTGCGAATATGAGAGCATGCAGGGAAGCAATACCGGCCACGATCCGACCAGCGACGACGGGACGTGGTGGCATTATCTTGGATATTCGAATCGGTTCAGAATGTTTGACCCCTTCGTCAATACTACCACCACTGACATATCTGCGATCGAGGTAAACATATCCGGTGAGAGCTACATTGACACAATCTGCCTTTTCGGCCTGACTGGCGCGAAAGAGGTGCATATTGTGATCATGTCCGGTACCGATACTGTGCATGATGAGATATATTTGCTGGATGAGACAATCATCACGGATGCGTATGAATATTGTTTCGCGCCATTCGAGTTCCGAGACAGGCTATTAGCAGTATCGAAAATTGCCGGGCTGTATCTCGGCATGGAGATTACCATTACGATTACCGGCGAGGTCGGCACCACCGTTGGTTGCGGCATGGTGAAAGTTGGCCGGTCAACCTACATCGGACATACGAAGTGGGGCGTTGACCTTGGCATCGAGGATTATTCCGTTAAGGATGTCAATGAGTTCGGTGAGCGCTACCTGCTCGAACGAGACTACGAAGAGACGGTATCGGCAACGCTAAGAATCAGCACCGGCGACGTTGATGCTGTTACGCACCGGTTAAGCTCAGCACGGGCGACCGGCTGCGTATGGAATTTGAACAACCGGGACATAAGCGCGCCAACAAATTATGAGGCATTGATCAAGTATGGATTCTGTGAGGACTTCGGCATCATCCCTGCCGGGCGGACCAACACAGAAATCAGACTGGAAATCCAGGGATTAGTTTAGTGAGGGGAAAATGAGCCAAATTACACAGACAATATCACAGTTTAGCACCACTCCAACCAGAAGTCGTCCGAGCACTTTCGCCGCCGATATGGATACCAGGCTGAGTGAAGAGACTACCCATGTCACTGAGATTAACACCTGGGCAGGGCAGGCAAATGTACTTGGGACGGAGCTGAATACCGCTCATGATGAGACATTGGCTGCTCGCGATGAGACTTACACGGCTCGCACAGAAGCGGAGAATAGCGCCACCCAGGCTCTGAACAGCGCTAATGCTGCTGCCGCCAGCGCGCTGGAAGCTGCTAGCTTGGTTGAAAGCTACCAAGGTGCTCTATCCGCAGACCCTACGCTTGACAAAAACGGAAACCCGCTAACCGCTGGTGATTGGTACATCAATACTACTACCGGGTTTGTGCGCGCCTACAATGGCAGCGCTTGGGTGCAGGGCATCTCGGTCGTTGCTGGCGTGAGCAGCATCAACGGCTTGGTCGGCGACCTGACCGGATTCGTCACTGAGACCAGCGCGCAGACGGAGTTTGGACTTGGCGGCTCATCACTCATTTTGAACACCGCGTTAAGCCCGAACGACTATCCTCTTGGGAGCTTCAATGCTGCGTCGCTTTCTGAGTCGGAGGCGGTCTCGATAGGATTCCCAGCGCTAGGTGGAGACCCCAGCTTTCCGCGACATTGGGACACCATAACCTTTGGAATCTCCACCCGGGCGACGCAAATTGCCACAGAGGTGTTTGGATCCGGCACCACCAGGGGCAGGACATTTGTACGCGTCAAGCATGATGCAACTTGGCATCCGTGGGTTGAATTCCTCCGCCTCCGTGATACCGTTACAGATAATCTTCGAGATAACATTGTGCTAAATGCTTTTCGTATTGCTGAAAATAATGGTCTTACTGTCCAGGGCATGATTGATGGAGTTATAGATACATATGCAGATGGTGACGGGATAGATTGGATTTTGTCATCTAATGTGTTTTTGCAAGATGGATTCATAATCAATAATGGATGGGATGTTTCAACAGCAAGTTATGCCAGTAAGTCTTTTAGTGTTGCCGGGCTAGAAACCGATCCAAAGTCTTCTGTTTTCTTTAATCCAGATGGAACAAAGATGTATATAGTAGGAACCGCCAATGATACAATTTACCAGTATACTCTAAATACAGCATGGGATGTTTCAACAGCAAGTTATGCCAGTAAGTCTTTTAGTGTTGCCGGGCAAGAAACCGATCCACAATCAGTTTTCTTTAATCCAGATGGAACAAAGATGTATATAGTAGGACTCACCAATGATACAATTTACCAGTATACTCTAAATACAGCATGGGATGTTTCAACAGCAAGTTATGCCAGTAAGTCTTTTAGTGTTGCCGGGCAGGATACCGATCCAAAGTCTGTTTTCTTTAATCCAGATGGAACAAAGATGTATATAGCAGGACTCACCAATGATACAATTTACCAGTATACTCTAAATACAGCATGGGATGTTTCAACAGCAAGTTATGCCAGTAAGTCTTTTAGTGTTGCCGGGCAAGAAACTTATCCAAAGGCTGTTTTCTTTAATCCAGATGGAACAAAGATGTATATAGCAGGAGCCATCTATGCAACAGTTTACCAGTATACTCTAAATACAGCATGGGATGTTTCAACAGCAAGTTATGCCAGTAAGTCTTTTAGTGTTGCCGGGCAAGAAACCGATCCACAATCAGTTTTCTTTAATCCAGATGGAACAAAGATGTATATAGTAGGAACCGCCAATGATACAATTTACCAGTATACTTTAATTGCTGAAAACTTATGTTTAATATCTGTTGTTGAGTCTGCTTTGAGTACTCCAGAATCAGGATACATTGTATTACAAATGGAAGAAGTTACCCCATCAATTATCCTGAATACCGACCTGGTAGTAGCAATTTCACGAGATGGTGGAACGACGTTTACAGATGGTACTTTATCATTAGCTGCAAATATTGAAACACAAAAAATATTGGTTGCTGATTCAGTTGATCTTAGTTCTCAGCCTTCTGGTACATCAATGGTAAGCAAGATATCTTTATTAAACAACAAGCAAGCAAAGATACATGGTATTTGTATGGAATGGAGTTAAAAATGAAAAGAATACGTAACGAGAGGGATGTAATTGTAGACTTACAGCGTCAGCGCCGGCCATATCACCCAGTTACCCTCATCGGCGATCAAATTGCAATTGCGGAACGCCACAATGCTAATCTTTTGCGACACGCTGAGTTACGGGAGGTTTCTTTCCTGATTCCGAGTACAGGTAAGACAATCAAGTTAAACATTACGGATGACCCGCCAACCAATCCCCGCTTGACCTGGTTACTCGTCTCATGCGTCTGGGCATTGGCAAAGGTGCAAAGTGGAGAGGGAAATGTTGTACGTAAGATCATCGATATAGAGCATATTGCTCACCAAGCGACGGCGGCAGACTGGGTTGCTTTACTTGATTGTCTTGGTGATACTTTACAGCAAAAACTTGTGAGAGTAGCAGAGCAAAAGAAAGCAATTGATGGGAAAGGGTAAGCAAAATGTGGCATAGACATAGCATCGTATCCGTGATACTCGTAGCAGTGATGCTCATAGCTTCCGGTTGTAGCCTCACAGCGCCAGTCGCTAAGATCAGTGACTTTACGGCGGCAAACACTGAGGCTATGCGCGAGGCGGCCCGCGTGGCCGGCGCCGACTGGAGCTTTCGTTCCGGGCTTCTGCGGGGATTGCTGGGTGACATCAATCTCCAGGCGCTTGATGGCGACACCCTGGAAGCGATGGACAACATGGATCAGACGGCGAAGGACGCCGGGCTTTGGGTTGAGGAGGATTATCAGTTAGGGTATCTCCTCGGGGCGCGGCTTCGCGTCCGTGGAGCATTGGGAGATGCTGGAATTGATGCGTTGAGAGGACAACTTCTGGACGGGATTCTGTAAGAAAAGGAGGCTGACATGAGAAAGTACATAAGGTTGGTGGTTGTTCCGATTGCGATGATCATTATGTTGGTTGCAGGGATTGTATTCACCCCTCGCGCATCACTGTCGGCCGAGCGGATATGCGCGGCGGCGTGGGACGCCATAAGCGGTCAGATATACTCCGTCGAGATCGACGGAGTGGACTATCGGATGGCGTTCTCTTATGGTTACGTCGGTCCCTGCCCGCAGGGCGATGTGTGGCTGTATGTCGGCGACGATGCTGACGCCGTGGCGCGGTGGCGGTATACGACTACAGATGACACCGTGTCGGTGCTCGATCCCGATACCTTTGCCCGGGTGTTGTGGTTTTTCCGATCTGCCACTGGTGATCTCGTGCTCATCCCGGGGGATACTATCATCATCCACCGTATGGATGGTCCCGCAGGTCAACCACCCCCGGCTGAAGCCGGGGGCTTGAAGGAGTAGCGCATGCCAAGCGTGAAACGGAGAGTTAAACGGGCTGCCGCATTCGCATCCCCAACCTGGGCTGGGTGCGCATGCGGGAGTCGTTGCGCTTCGCTGGCAAGAGTCGCAAGCCGCGCGGGCGGTGGCCGAGGTGAGCCGCGCCAGCATCGGGCAGAAGATGTGGGCGGAAAAAGTGAAGGCGAAACTCGACGCCATCGAGCGCGAGGCCGGAAGAGCAGGCCGCACGCTCGACGCCGAGACGCTCAAGGCTGTAAGGGAGGGGTTGTATGGCGGGTAAGGAGCGTCTGCGCGCGCCGTTTATGTGGTTCGGCGGCAAGGGCCGTATGTTGGCCAAATTGTTGCCGCTGATTCCAGCAGCCGGCCGCCCCTACTGCGAGCCGTATGCGGGTGCGGCCAGCGTGTTCTGGTCGCGCGACCCCGCGCCAGTCGAGGTGCTCAACGACCTAGACGATCGCATCGTCAACCTGTTCCGCGTGCTGCAAGACCGCGAGCAGTTCGAAGATCTGAAACACCGCATCCTGTGGACCCCCTACGCACGCGCCGAGTTCGGCCGGGCGCTGGACATCCTCAAGACTGGCTCGGACGACCCGGTGGAGCGGGCCTGGGCGTTTTTTGTGGCGATGAACCAAGGGTTCAGCGGGAAGGCTTCAAAAATAGGCGATTGGAGCCGGCAATTCGTTTCAAGTGGCGGAATGGCGGGCACAACCAACAAATGGATCATGCGCCAGACCATGATGGACGCCTGGCGCTGGCGGCTGATGCGCTGCCAGATCGACAACCGAGATGCGCTGGAGGTCGTCCGCTATTGGGACAACCCCGAGGCGGTGTTCTACCTCGATCCGCCCTACCACCACGACACGCGCAAGAATAAGGCGGATTACGCCGTTGAGCAGGACCACGACCATCACGCGGCGCTGGTGGAGACCATCCTCGGCTGCCAGGGCGCGGTGGTGCTCTCAGGCTACGACCACCCGGTCTATCATCCTCTGGTCGATGCCGGGTGGGAGGTCACGCACTTCGAGACGGCGTGCTATGCCGCTGGCCGGGTGCGCGGCTCCGGCCTGCAAGGTAGGGGCGCAGCCAAGGCCAAGGTGCCGCGCACCGAGGTGGTATGGCGCAATCCGCGCGCGGTGGAGATGACGCGATGACCCCCATCCTCTACCCCTACCAGCGCCGCTATCTCTGGCAAGTGGGCGGTGGCCCGGCAATTGGTATCTATCAGCATGAACGGCGCACAGTCCGTGATGTTGCCCGTTACATGGAGCGCTCGCGCACGCTGGAGAACGTAGCTGGCCTGTTTTATGCTGATATCCCAGACGTACCGTCAAATATCGCCCTGCAATGGCAAATCGCCACCAACCTGTCGCTGGCCACGGTATACGCCCGGGCGCATTACTGGCGGGTGTCAGAAGCATTGCCGGCGGTTGATGATATTGTCGGCCTAGCTGCCTATGCGAAACGACATTGGAACACCTCGGCCGGTAAGGCGACGGTGGACGATTATGCACAAGCGTATCGTTGTTATTTCAAGACGGGAACAGGAGATCTGGCATACCTATGAACATCGACCAAACAACTATTTGGTCCACCATCGGCGGTGCAGTTGCCGGCGCGGTGTTGACGCTGTTTGGCATCCGCCGGCAGCTCCAGTCGGAAATCAGGGCGTCGCTGCGTGCTGAGATAGCAGGGATCATCCAGCGCCAGGACAATTTGCAAGCACAGGTGCAGGCGCTACAGGGGGCAGGATATGTAACAGAAAAAGAGTACGAGAAAACGTGGATGTTGAATCAACGTGTAATTGAACAGAGATTCACCAACACGGCTAACCAAATACAGGCAATACATCAGCTTTTGGCTGGGCAAAAAGATATGCTGGAGCGCCTTGACACAAAGATTGAACGATTGCTTGACCGGCCAATGGGGAGACAATAGCATGCCCAAGGTAACGAAAGAACAGCTCGATTATTCTCTACGCCTGCTGACGCGAGAGATGCCTGTATGGCCGCGCTCTGTATCAAAGATGTTCGGCGCCGATGATAACACTTTGGCAAACGCCGATACTATCTATTGGTGGCAAGTAAGCCGAGCGCGGGAAACTATCGTGCGGGCAATCATCGAGGGGGTGGAGTGATGGAAAACACAACCAACGAAAGAATCAAATTGCTCACGCCGCGCAACCGAGCTGATATCGCTCACGGGGGGAGGTGGGAATGAGTCGCGCTAAAGATAAATGGCTAAGAGCCTGTGAGCGCCGGGATCATATCCGCAACCTGGGGGCGCAGCCGGGCGATGTGCTGGGGCTGTCATCCGGTTGGACAATCCGTGTGGCGACCGGCGAGGGGTACAGTCATGTCGCTATGCTGCATCTGGGCAGTGATCATCACCTGTGTGTCGTGGAGACGTCAGGGATGCGGGGTGGTTTCCGGCGGGTGGGCCTGGTGGACTGGCTGATGGAGCAGGACGGGCGCGAGGTGACCCTCGGCACAGCGCCGGACGTGGTAGCACGCAACCGCCCGCAGGTGATTGCCGCCGTGGATGAATACGAGTTCGCATTTTCCAAAAAACCGTGGCTGAGGATATATGGCTACCTTACATTGCCGTTGGTTTGGTTGTCGCAGATTACTGGGATTAAATTCCCCTTCTACTTACCGGTGTGCTCGACGCTAATTCAACGCTTTTGGAACGTCACCGGGTGGAAGCTGGGGAAGCTGGCCGACCCGGGCGATATCATGCGGGCGTGTCCGGTACGGCACAATGTTTGAGATAGAGCGTATGGCCGGGGCAGCCCCGGCCATACACATGACCAACCTACACCTCCTGAAGATTATCTCTCCGACAATCGAGCGTGTTTCCGTTAACGTGGACGACCTGTTTCGTGAGTGAATGCGCTGGTTATCTGTTCAAGTTGACCATTGATTCGTCGGATTCTGGCGACGTTGCATTCAAAACACCAATACGGCGACCATGCAGTGCCAGCTGGTCTACCGCATCCTTCGATGCAGAGTTTGCCGGTATGGTATTTCGGACTGTTCCCTTCATGATTCGGATCATCGTACCCAGCCATGTTTTTTCTCCTTTACAGATAACGTGCGGTTTTCAGATTTACCGATCATGTGCGTAACGAAAATACTTCTCAATGGCATGATTGACATTTCCCTTTCCCTTATACGTGTTATAATGCCGCTTCCAATACTGCGCAAGACCGCTCACATCGTCGTGATCAGGCAACGGCTCAGGCACTCGCCAGTAGTGGATTCGCGCCATGGCGATCTGATAACACAGATTCGCTGCTAGATCATCACAGCTAAGCGAGCGAAGATTTTCGATCTTTTGATATATGTGTGAATTGTAGCACAAGAAATTCTCGTATATATCCTTCTCGGTGGATGCCTCCATTTGAAAGATGCCCCTCGCTGGGCCACCATCAATTTGATAAATGTACTCGCCAAGGTTGGTCTCAGCACACGCGGTCAAGACCAACAGCTCTCTGGCGCTCAGCGAATAAGGAATCTCCGGCGCGAGGTATATCAAGACCTGATCAATGAGCTTGCGTGCTTGAGTAGCGTTCAACGACATGTCGCACCCCCTCTCAACACAGAGCGGTGGCACCGGCGATACAGCCAGTGCCACCGCGATCAAAAGATTGACTACTCCTGCCATTCACGCATCGATAAAACTCGATCTATCAACTCGTCGAGTTCGCCGGCCGATAACACCTCAAGGCCAGTGGCGGACTCGACCTTAATGATGAGGTCAATAACCTGCCGTAGCAGGGAGGACGAAGCGACGATGATCAAATTGACAGCGGCTCGATTATCCATTGTCCACCTCCTCAGATAAGAGTTTGCGAATATAATCCCGCTCCGGAAAAAACCGTGGTATCATCGGCATAATTATACCGAAGAGTCTCGGCTCGTTGTCCAGCAACACGAGACCTGGCCCAGTCCCGTTCGGGAGGATTCTCGGATAGTCTCCCTTCAGGGCTATACCCTTGAGTGCTTGATAAAACTTGTACGCTTCCTTCGGATGATACTCTACGTACTTGCTCGGCCGCGAGGCCAACGCCTGCTTCAAGACATTGCTCAATCCCTGTATGCTTGGTGCGCCGGTGGTTGTGTCGGCATGGAGCGTGAATTCGCGTGAAATGTCATCTGTCGAAAACACGAGGTCATACTTAGGAGCCGACTCGATGTTGATGATACCAGATGTAGTGCTCTTTATGAGGTTCCTAACTACTGGTACATCAGTAGACGCCATAGGCACGACCATCATGTTACTGTTGATGGGGTCGTCTCTCAGCACCAACCACAAGAACGACACCACATCACCGCTGACGATGGAGTGCACACCGTCAAGGGTGTCAGTAACCGTCAAGAAATACGGGTCTTTATCGCCCTTAAACTTCAATATCGCCTCTACCAGGCTTTTTTCAATCTTGATCATGGTTCAACCTCCCTGTGATGGTAAAACCTCCTTCGAGGGGCGGCGAACCGCCCCTCGACAGTTGATGTTACTCGCTGAGCATCTCCTCGAGCGCTTTGAGCAGTTCGGAGTCAGAGACATTGATTTCTCCCTCCTCCTCCTCCGGCTGCTCAGGCTCCGGCTGCTCAGGCTCCGGCTGTTGCGGCTGCTGTGGCTGCTGTGGCCGTGGCCCGATAGACAGCGCTTCAGCGACGTCATCAGATTCGCGGAGTTTCGACGCTTCGGTGTACTCCTCTTCGGTTAAGTATCGCGTGACTTCAAACGCCACCTGCGGATACTCGGCGTCGGCAAATCGCATCGTCGCCAGCACGGTGGTCGGTGGAATGCCGGCTGTCGTGAGCATGGCGATAAAGTTCGCATAAGAACCAGCATTCTCGTCTTTGGCACCTTTCACTCCGACAATCGACGTCGGCGGGAGATCGAACACCAGGGGGGAGAACCCCTCACGGGACTTGACCGCAACGATAAGACGCTTATAATCTTGACATCTCTTTGATTTTCTGCCGCTTTTGCTGGTGGCGCTCCCCCACACATTAAAAGAACAGTTCGTGCACGACGGCGATATCGGATTGGCCACATCAGGTGTCTTCCCATCAGCGGAGTGACAGGTCGGGGCGTCACCACCAGTGCTATATGGATCCCCGAAATACCGTTTTGAGATGGTAGGCCGAGCGGCGATGAGCGCCACCAGGAGCTTATCACCAGACAAAACTACCTCTTGACCGCCCTTGCGGATGCGGAACCGTTTGCCTCGAATCGACAGGAACGGCAAAGCGATACCGGTTGAGATGCCGGGGGCGAACTCCTCAGCACTCGGCTTGGTGATATTCGCCAGATACGACGGCTTGTTGTTGAAAATCGAGAGATCGTTCATTTCTACACCTCCTACATCTTTAAGTTGTGCCACCGGCGATGTGCTGATGATCTGAGATGTTACCATACTCCTGATGATTTGTCAAGTGGGAATTTCATCACCTCCTCTCATGGCCGGGGCGGCCGACCATCGACCGTTGCTTGAAATATAGTACACCTGAAACCGGCTGTCAAGTACTTTTTTTCGATCCAGCGAAAAAATTTTTTGCCGGCACTTACAATATAAGCAATCTCCGTGCCACCCCGAAATCCACCACCCACCGTCACCGCCGCAGATCGATGTTGGTTAAATTCAACCAATATTGGCTATATCCGACCTTCAATGATGTCCAGCACCACGTCTTGGAGGAGTTTACGGGTCTCCAGTCGGCCGAACATCTGCTTGTCAAGCTCGCCATGCACGAGATGATAGATAACCACCTTATGTGTCTGTCCTTGGCGTACCACGCGACCATTGGCTTGCATGTAGGTCTCATACGAGAATGGCGGCGTTATCCATACGACAGTCGCTGCGGATGTCAGCGTCAGACCGTGAGACATAGTACCAGGCACGGCAACTACTGCATCGAGCTGGCGTGCTTGCACGGCATCGAAAATTTTCGAGTTGTCTGGAGTTCCGCCGAGCACACAGGCCGCCCGATACCCACAGGACTTCAAATGCTCCGTGATCTTTTTGGCCGGGTAGCGGAAGCTAGTAAACACCAACACCGGCGTTCTAGACTGCTCGATGATTCGCTCAATAGTATCCATAGTCGGCGTGGTATCGACACCAACAGCATCGCCATCTTCGTTCTTAACCACACCAGCCAAAATCTGAAGCGCTTTGCCCAACACCACAGCGGCATTGGCGGCGGTTATTGTGCTTTTATCGATGGTCGTACGCATCTGTGTGTAGAGCTCGTTCAGCGCATTCTCTTGCTGTTTGGTGGTATCGACGTTCACCGTCTCCGTAGCCACTTCAGGAATGTCATAACAAGCGTCCCTTGCATGTCGTATGGCCGGTCGCATGTACTGAGCGATGATCGCAGCGGCATTTTCTCTGGGTATCCAACGAAACTGGCCGGCGCGCTCCATGGTCAGATCGCGAAAATTGATGAAAGGTATAATATTCTCATTGACAAGTCGGATCGGCGCGTAAGCATCCGTTGGCGCTTGTGGTGCTGGTGTCCCGGACATCAGCCACAGCCGTCTGTCTTTGGCGATATGGCGAAGGGCTTTGTAGCGTCTAGTGTTACGGGTCTTGAATTTCGTAAACTCATCCACAATCACCAGGTCAACGTCCGATAGCGAATCCTTCACCACGTGTAGGGAATCCGGGTTGATAACCACCCAGTTTATCGACGTATCATTAGCGATCTCGATCTTCTGCTGCTTCGTGCCACAGACAACCGCTGCGGTGCGGTGCGGCAAAGTAAGCTCCAGCTCACGAAGCCATACATGTCGTGTGATCGACAGCGGCGCTATGACCAGCACCCGTCTCACCTCGTTGTTGGTCATCAAGAACTCCGCTGCCCATATCGCTGATAGGGTCTTGCCAGTACCTAGATCATCCAAACAGAAACACTTGTCGTAACGGACAAAAAAGTCAATAGTTTCGAGCTGATGTTGTCTCGGTTCAAACCGCCCCGGCCACCCATAATAAATTATCGGCGATGGCGCATCGGGGTATTCGCGAGTGATGGCCCGCCATGTCTGATAGTCGTGCCGGTAGACGGTGACAGGCACGTCTTTGACCGTGAACGTCTGGCCGAGGGCGGGCAGGTCACGCCCGCCGACGGCCACCAACAACTGCTTATCTTTCAACAACAACCATCTCATGATCATCATCCGCAAGCCGAATAGCCACAGCTCTTACAAACAGAGCAGCCACCTTCGTGTGTAATCGGCGCACCGCATTCGGGACAAGCACCGATGTCGTGTGCAACCGGCAACTGCACCTCCACGTCAGTATGCAAACGCAATGCCTTGGCGATCCCATCAGCGCATGACAGCACTTTGTTCTCGCCAAACCCCGCCGGCCGGTGACAGCTTATCCCCGCCAGTTGACGGATTATATCGGCCACCGGTACACCATGCCGGAGGGCCAGGGACGCCAAGCGGCCAATGGCTTCGCTCTGACTGGCCACGCACCCGCCGGCTTTGCCGATAGTAGCAAATACCTCAATCGGATGGCTGGGGGGGTTGTCGTTGACGGTCACATACAACGCGCCACATCCGGTGTCGATCTTATGCGTCGAACCAGAGACCACAGCGGGCCGCTCGTGAGCAGCGATGGGAGCAGGTTGTTGCTGTACAGTACTGTAGACCTGGCCTTCGCGGCATCCGTCGCGATAAACTGTAATCCCCTTACACCCGAGCATGTAAGCCAGTTTATAGGCATCTTTAACATCTTCAACCGTAGCGTTATGCGGCAGGTTGATGGTCTTACTCACAGCGTTGTCCGTATGCTGCTGGAAGGCCGCCTGCATCTGCACATGCACATCAAAAGGAATGCTGTGCGCCGTCTCGAACAAGTCCTTGATATCAGAAGGAATCTTGTCAATCCCATCCAGCGATCCGGCAACAGCTATTTTTTGCAGGTCGCCATCGGAAAGCTTGTTGCCCACCATGTAAGTAAGCACAGGATGAACTTCGAAGAATACGCTGTCCATGATCCGCCGCTCGTACACCGGCGCGAATATCGGCTCAATGCCGTAAGAGCACCCGGCGAACGTGCTTATGGTTCCCGTAGGGGCAATGGCAGTCAAGATGGCGTTACGACGATCAAGACCCTCAACGTAACCACGTTCGCTGCCAAGGTCGATCGATGTTGACACAGCAACGCTGCGAATATAGCGCATGACATCGCGGGCGATGTCCCGCGCCTCCTCAGACGAGTATTTGACGCCAAGCTTGATCAACATATCGTGGAACCCCATCACGCCAAGACCGATCTTGCGAGTACGTTTAGTGGCGACCTCGATCTGTGGTAACGGGTACCGGTTGATATCGATCACGTCATCCAGAAAGCGGACGGCCGTGCGAACAGTATCACCAAGTTTATCGTAATTGATCTCGCTCTTACCAACCATGTTGGATAGGTTGATTGAACCGAGATTGCAGGATTCGTAGGGCAAAAGAGACGCCTCACCACAGGGGTTCGTGGTCTCAATCTCACCAAGTTCCGGCAATACTCGCGTGGCATTGATCCGATCGATGAACAGCAATCCCGGTTCGCCCGTATTGTGTGCCTGCTCGGCGATGGCACACAGTATCTCGCCAGCATTCTTGACGGCAACGACCTCACCAGTATGGGGGTTTCGCAGTTCGTAGTCCCTACCATCCAGAGCAGCACGCATAAACTCGTCAGTAACAGCCACAGAGATGTTGAAGTTATGGAGTTTGGACGTATCCGCCTTTGCGTGAATAAAGTCAATAATATCAGGATGATCGACGCGAAGTGAAGCCATGTTCGCGCCACGGCGCTTACCGCCCTGTTTGATGGTCTCTGTCGCAGCATCAAAGGCGCTGATAAACGAAACTGGCCCGCTGGCAATGCCACCAGTTGATCCAACAGCATCACCCTTCGGCCGTAGGCGCGAGAAGGAGAAGCCAGTACCGCCGCCGCTTTTATGGATCAAAGCAGCATCCCTCAGTGTCGTAAAAATGCTGTTCATGGAATCCTCCACAGGCAGCACGAAGCATGCTGACAGCATTCCCAACGGAAGGCCGGCGTTCATCAGCGTCGGCGAATTGGGAAGGAAGTCGAGTGAGTGCATGACCTCCAGAAAACTCCTCGCAGCACCGTTGACATCATCACCGTATTTCTCCTCGGCTCCGGCCACCGCCCACGCGACACGTGAACACAGATCGTGGAACGTCTCGCCTGGCTGTAAGTACCTACGCTTGAGTATCTCGGTTGCAGTTTTGCTCAGCATAATCAAACCTCCTCTTCGGTTGGATATTCATTGATGTGAATGGTAGCACCACACATCGGACATTTTTTCATCCCCCTATAGATGATATACCCACACTTACAGCATTGGTCAAAATTATCGACCGCATTGTCATCATCGCAATCGCTGAACAGTTGATCTAATTGAAAGTCGTAAAAGACATCTCTCATGGCCGGGTCTCCTTTTACCAAAAGCTCCCCCTGAGCGACAGCAGAGCATCTTTTAGCTGGTCGATGTTACGTTCATTTACCACAAAGGCAACCCCGCCGGCGGCGCGAATCCTATCAAGCTCAGCGGCCTGCGCCAGGGTCGGCTTGTTCGCACCAAACTTCGTCTCGATTGCCACGAATTTTCCATCCAGACAGATAATGAGGTCAGGCACTCCGGCCCGGCCATACCCAATCTGAACAGGCATGAACCAATATACGTTGATGCTATCGAGGATAACCTTTGCCTTGCGTTTCACATCTCGCTCATTCTTCATCGTTCATAGTCTCCATTAAAAGGGCAGGTGACGTTCGGGCAAAAACGTCCACATTTCCAGCACTTAGAAGGCTCGAAGGTCTTATCGGCTTCAATCGTATCGATAATTGAAGCCACATAATCAAGCGACTTCGGCCCATCAAACCGCTCATCCGGGCCAAATGTAACGAACCTCGTGCTGTTATATGTCGTGAAGACATATACAAAGATCGAACGCCTAAGACCGTATATGGCATATGCCATAGCTGAGTATACTACCGCTTGCAGATCATCCACATAACGTGGATTGCCGGTCTTCCAGTCGATCATGACACCCTTGGAATCAAACACATCGATCACGCCACGCAATCGTGCCTCGTGATTGAAGAAGTCGCATGGCTTATAATCTTGATTGACCGCGAGCCTAAGCTCGGGTATCGCATTGTTGGTTATCAGATACTGCCACAAAGGGAGTTTTACCCTGGCGTCAGGCGGCGGAGTCGGCCGCCGATCTCGGAGTGATGTCTCCAGCGCTTCGTGGATACGTTTCCCACGGGCCATCGCCGGCGTCTCCACGGTTTTAACAGTCCTGTCGATGTACTGTGCTTTGAACAGCGCTGGACACGTGAGGTATGTTGATATGGATGAATATGAATAAATCATGCTCTCACCTCCTCTCGAAGTTTAGTCTCACGACCAATAAGGTGTTTCCTATATCCAACACCGGCCGCATGTTCCGCTTCTTCTTTCGTCGGATAGAATCCGACGTACTTCGGCTTTCCGTTCGGCAAGTAGAAGTAAGCAATATACTCGTTGTGGGACTTCGAATGATACGCACCGTAAAGTTTCTTCATAGTACACCTCCATCTGCTGATTGTTTTATTTTGCCTCACCATAACTTCGAGCAATCCCGACCTCTCCGGCGAGATTCAACCCCTCCGCCCATGGTGGCGTTGTCGAAAGACATCTTACCATATCGAAATGTGCTTTATCAAGTATATTCTTATCTACAACAATGACAATCTCGTCGTGCACCACCAGCGCGATCTTGTACGCTGCTTTCTGCAACTGAAGCGCTTGCCAATACAGAACATCTCTGGCGATCGCCTGTACCACATTTTCAACCAGTTTCCCGTACCATAGGTGTTCGAACGTAACCCCCTTGGCGCGAGAGAAGATTGCCGCTCGTGCGTACTCCAGACCACCAACATCGCCACGTCGAAGGGCTGGATATCTCAGCTTCCGCCCGGACGGTAGTTCAAATCCACCAACAGCCTTCACCCGGCGCTCGACATAGTGCCAAAAGCGCTGGATGCGTAGAAAAGCATTATGGTATGCGTTAAACGCCTTCTCAGCGTCATCGATAGAGATGTCGATGCCGAATCGAGCGCAGTAGGCCATGAACCCCGTCGGCCGCTGGCCGAACCCGAGACCGAGCACGGCCGATTTAGCTATCCGCCGCTGCTCGGGCGTCACCTCATCGAACGGCACACGAAACATATGCTCAGAAGCGAACAGTCTGTACGGATCAGAGTCCTGAAGCACGGCGCGAAGATGCTCGTCCTTCGCCGCCCACGCCAGTACCCTGACCTCAATCTGCTTCGAATCCCCAACAACAAGGGTATGGCCGGGGGGCGCGATGAGCGCCCGGCGCAGCACGCCGCCACGGGGGAGATTTTGTACGTTCAACCGATCAGCGCCGGCGGAGCGGCCGGTGATCGCGCCATAGTATAGCAAAGGGGCTGGAAACGGCTCGCCAACATCAAGGAACCGCTGCGCTCTGGTACGGGTGATGTTCGACTGCGCTTCTAGTCTGGCGGTAGCCAGAGCGGCGACGACGGGGTTACTGTGCCTGGTGAGTTTGTTCACGAACTCATCCGTCTTCGCCAGTGCCGGCCTCTCCCGACCGGTGGGGGTCGTCTTGTATTCAACCTTCACTTTAAGTTTGTCTAGTAACTGCACGAAATTCTTATCTTTTCTGAGGAGTTTATGGAGCTGCTCAGTCTCTGGAGTATAGATCGAAGCTTTCTCCAGAAGGGGCTTGTCTAGATGAAATACAGGCTCGGTCGCCATGCGGATATGAAGGTCGATGATGTCAAGCTCGAACACTGGCGGCTTGAACGCCAGCAAGTGTTTGAAAATCTCGCGGGTGATCACTATGTCGTTGATGGCATAAGACGCGAGGTCTTCACCGCCGGCAGCGACCGCTTTGGCGGTGTCGCCCTTCGCAAGGCCAATCACATCAGCCAGCGCCGCAAGGCTGGTTGTCGTTCGCGACGACAAGTGCCCTTGAGATATCGCCCACCGAGCGAGAAGCATTGTATCAAACCATCGCGCCGGCCGGTGATCGAATAGCGCATTTAATATAAAGCCGTCGAACGCGGCATTATGCGCTATACAGTACGCCGAGCGCCAGTTGACGTTTGCGAAGAATTCGCGGATGTTGTTGATATCATTGATGAATAGCGGCTGCTCGTCGTCGTAGGCGACCGCAACGCCAAGAATCTTAAACCGCTCGTCTCGCACATACTGAGCGGTCGGCATCTTCGACAAGGAATACTCCTTGTCGAAGTAGGTTTCGAAGTCGATGTAAAGCATCATTGTGTTTGCCTCCAGCCAGGTTTTGAAGACCGAACCTCGATCCGGACATCGCGGACACCGCGGTTAGCAGCCTGTTTTGCAATACGCCGTGCGACGTGAATCTTACCGGCGCAGCCGATGATACGATCGTCGTTAGTCAATACACGGTACAACATAGCAGCACCTCCTTGAAGTTAAGGTTTAACGATGTATATGCAATCGCCATGCCAGTGTGTAATTAGCTTGGACGGCCGGGTGGCTATTAACGAGATTGTCTGGATTCAACCAGTATTGGCTGGATATAGCCAACAGGAGCCACCCGGCCATCGGGCCATCGGGCCATTGTCTAAAAGATAACATACCACAGATCGAGTGTCAAGAGAAAAATTCGGCCGGTGGAGATTTTTTTTTCGCCAGGGGTGGCCGACGGCCCCGGCCACCCCTGGCTGTATAGCAATACACGAATATCTATGGTCCAATCCACCAACAGAGATTTTCGCCAATCAATGTCAAAAACTCTTAAGTCTGCGTTATAACATAGCGAAATCACTGGTGAAATACACGTGGTCCAACTCTCCACACATGGTGGCAATGCGTGTTTTTTTTCGTATCTTATTGAAATTACTATAGATTTTTCAAGAGCGTGAAGTTGTGGTCCAATTCACCACCACATGAAACCATAGAACTGGACGGAGAATTGGCCCACGTAACATCTTAATATCATTAACAAATTAACCAGTTCGGGGGGTTTTCGCCCAATTCACCACGCGAGTTTTCCTAAAACTTTTTATACTATATACCATCCCCCCATATACCACCCCCTCTTTCTTCTTCTTTTTTTCTACTATTAACAGAATATGGTAAATTACGCGTGGTGAATTGGACGGAGGCCCCTGGCAAAGCGATTTTGCTAATAATTCCGCATGGTTTACGTTGTCCGATTCTCCGTCCAATCCAATGGTTCCATGTGTGGTGAATTGGACCAAAAAAAAATATATCTAATGATTTCGCATAGTTATGAATATAGCGCCTTAAATTGTCGCGTGGTGAGTTGGACCACGTGTATTTCACCAATAATTACGCATAGTTATGAGCATAGTTATGAGCACAGTGCCGTAGAATTCCTTGAGTCTATGTGGGGTGAATTGGACCAGAATAATTCATATATCATGATGATAAATATGGGTGGCCGTAGAATTCCTTGAGTTTATGTGTGGTGAATTGGACCACGTGTATTTCATATATCCATATATCACGATGATAAATATGGGTGGCCGGGGATGATTACTTGCCCGGCCATCCTGGTTAATCAGTTGTTGTCGTTGATCTTCTCGAACACGAGCATTCGGCTTCGCGACGATGCGCGCGGCCTGGTATTCCGAACGATTATGCCTCGTTTCGCTAACACTTCGATCTCCTTACTAAGAAGCAGACCGAGCGCCCTTGTGTTTGATGGCGCTATCCCATCAGGCAGAAGTTCTAACAGGTCTTTTTTCTCGCACATGAACAATCCATCCTTCTCCACGACCAACGCCTCAATGGCGTCTGCCAGACTTGGCGTTGACACCCGTTTGATTTTGAGAATGCGGTTTTTTGCCGACCATCCCCTTGATACTGTGAACTGCGACAACAGCGCTGGCTCAGCGCGCCGCAGCGCCCGCGAGAACTCACGCACATTGGCGGGCGCGCCCTTCGGCGGTAAACCACCGCCTCTGGTCTCCATGGCTTCAAGGAAGAGTTGGCTGATCGTGCCCCTCCACACATCCCGGCCACGCATGATGTTTACAATGTCGCTCGCGGTGGTGTCGTTCTCGATATATGACCGGTTTAAGTCCGTGTACTGCTCTTCGTAGGCTTTGACGATCTCACCTTCGCTCCATGGTAAGGAGTCGCTTCGCTCGGCGGCTGTACACCATTTCAGAGGCTGCGCCAACCGGAACTGTGGCGTATCTACGTTGCTAAACTCACGGAGAGCTACGGAGACGGCGTTGAAGAGCGCATGAAGTATCATAGGCTTCACCTTCTCTTCTCGTGCAGCCAGCTCAGCGTCCGGGACGATCTCGCCGTCTTTGAATGGCCTGAGTTCAATCGAGAAGGCTCGGCTCGCAAAATCACCTCTGGTGGCTAGATCATCGATGCCATTCACGATGACTGGTCGAGACGTGTTGAAGATCATCTCCTCGTCGTTTGTGTATAGCTTCCGGCACCGCAACCCACCGCCCGTGGACAACCGGCAGAGAGAATCTGACAACTGAGTTGGCAAACCCGACAGGTTGTCGAGGCTCACCACGTAGGCGTTGGTGGCGGAGATGATCAGGTCTCGCTCGTCCGATGGTGCGCCGGTGACACCGCCGGCATTCGGATCGATCAGGTTTCGCAGGACATGAGTAGCTGCTGATTTGCCGCTTCCGGCCGTGCCGTAAATCACGGCGATGGGATATGGCTTTGTTGGTGCGAGTGCAGCCACCAGCCATCCCACGGTCAGTTGAAACGCCTTCTCGGACTGGAAGTGAATCAGACCTCGCAGTTGGTTGATGTCGCCGTCACGCGCCGGCAACGGCAATGGCAGCATGCCGGCTGGGCGAATGAAATTGATCAACGGATTCTTCACAACACCCCATCCATCTGATGTGATTTTCACCACCTCACCGCTTGGCCGGCAAAGATCAACGAAGATCGTGTTATCGATGCTCCCATGGCGAACGAATACACTTCTCACATCGCCCCGCTGATACGCGATGCTCTCCACCAGAGCGGCCGTATCTTTAATCGCTGTGGCCGATGGTGGTGTCTGGAGTTTACTCATCGTGATCGACGTGACCAGTCGTTCGAACTCCGCTGATTGCACCTTAATCGTCCGCTTGACGCCGTTTGAGTGAATCTCAACATACGCCTGGTTGTCTGGGCCGAGAAACATCGCCTCCTTCGTGACGGTTTTTACTGTAAGATCGATAGTGATATCGCGTACAGATCGCTTCGCCTTGCTTTTAGGCTGTTCTGGCGTGGCCGGGGCGGTGGTGTCTTGGCGCTTCTCACGTTCCAGACGAGCAACTGATTCGAATGTCTGTTCAACCTCGTCTTGATCAAGCGGTGGTTTGCACCTCTCTCCAAAGGCTAGAGCACGTTGAAGGGCTTCATCTTCTGGCGCCTCCGTTGCCAGCATCCAGCCGATCAGTCTTGTCAATGTGTCGTTACGTTCGCCTTCGCCCACGCCGGCTCTCTCGATCGCTTGCCAGTCCTGCATTGGTACCGCCCATTCATCGACTGGCTGTTGCGGGGCTGAGTGGCGATCTGCGTTCCTGATGACCGTGATAAGTGCCTCTGGTACCGGCGCGAGCGGCAGATCGTCGAGGCTATGTCCTTCCTGCCATGTATATGGGTTGCCGGTGTCTGGGTGGATAGAGGGCGGTGCCGCTACTTGGCCGCCGTTGCCACGGATGTCGATGCCTGGGAGGATGCGGGCCTTGGTGGTCTTCAATCCCGCGAGGGCTGGTGACCAGGCGTAGTATAGATGACAACCCTTCGCGGTATCAACTACCGGTGTGTTGGTGGATAGCCACGGGTGATGGCTGAGCATCCCCTTATCATCAACGTCAACAACGAGAATACCTGACTTTTCACCGGTGACGATGCCGACGTTATACGTGGTGCGACGAAACCAGTTCTCGATTGTGGCTTCGTCGGTCGTGGCCTTCTCCGTCCATCCCTTGAGAAGTGGCTGCTTGCCCTTCAATGGATGAACGAGAAATCCGTGTTTTGCGTAGTTGATTGCTTGACTTATAAAGTCTTGTCTGTCCATGCTTGACCTCCTTCATGGTTAGTGGCCGGGGATGGATCACCCGGCCACGCGTTACAGTTGAATCCAGCGCTCGTAGAGTGGCTGCCGGGGGAAACCTTTTGAATCTCTTGCAAGTTCCGTGCCTCCTTCTCCGTCGTTATCGGTTGCTTCATGGAGAAGAAACCTCCACAAGTTTCATACCAGCCATTCGGTTGCTGCGGAAAACCGCAAAACGGCTTCACAGACTGGTTCGCGTCGATTCGCTTGACACAAAGAGCGTAACACGTTTTCTTGCAAAAATCAACATACAAGATATAGTGTCTCTTCACTCAACCGACCACAAGATATAGTGGTCACTCCCGACCGACCACCTGACACCACCATACAACATGCGATGATCGATGTCAACAAAAAATATCACACCGCCTTCGAAAAAAAGTACTTGACATATTCTGAGAAGTGTGTTACGATGTCTGTAAAAAGTCGAGGAGATGAAAAATCTCGAGAGTGTAGACAAATCAACAGTTTACACGAACTGTTTTATTTCGGCACTTAGCCGAACAGAAAATAAAACACGAAAATCGGGGTTTCCCCCCGAGAGGCGGGGTTTTCCCCCGAGAGGCGGGGTTTTCCCCCGAAAATGGGGATGGTGAAAAGTGGGAAAAATTACCAAAACCGACGCCTCCAAGAAAAGGAAGCATACGACCCTCGCGGAGTGCGAGGATGCCTTGCGCGCGTCGGGCGGCTTCGTTACCCATGCTGCGGCGATGCTAGGGATATCATGGCCGGCGCTGTCTGAGCGCGTGCGAAAAAATGCGCGTCTCCAGAGAGTATTAGAAGAGGCAAAAGAACAGCACCTGGATCTGGCCGAGACGCAGCTAATCAGCTCGGTCAAGCGAGGCAAGGCCTGGGCGGTATGCTTTTACCTGAAATGCAAGGGCAAGAGCAGAGGGTATATAGAGAAACAACAGATAGATGCAACAGTTGACAACAAAGAGCCTTTGGTTATTAAGCGGGCCGGCAAATGCCAGAAGTAGAACTCACAGAGCCGCAGGAACGTTTTTTCGATCTTGAATGCCGCTTCCCTTTGATGTGCGCTGGGATGGGCGCGGGTAAAACTGAGTGCAAATTACTCAAGGCGCTTGAGGATAAGTTCGCTGAACCGGACAGTGACATCGCACTATATGATCCCACCTATGACCTGGCTCGACTTAATACCATTCCACGCTTGCTAGGGTTCCTTAATCAAATGCCGGTGTACTATCAATATGACAAGCAGGCGAATATAATCACCATAAATGGCTATGGCCGGTTTATCGTTCGGACATTGGATAATCCGGCAAGAATTGTAGCTTACGAGGTGTGGCGATCTCATGTTGATGAGCTTGACACGCTGCGTCCTGATCATGCCGCGGACGCTTGGAATAAGGTTATTGCTAGAAATCGGCAAAAGATAAAATCTGGTACTGAGAACAGGGTTAGCGCATATACTACACCTGAGGGTTTCCGCTTTTGCTACGACCGTTGGGTACGTCAAGGTGGGCCCGATTATCAAATTGTGCAGGCGCCAACTGCCAGTAATCCGCACCTACCTGATGGGTATATCGAGAGCCTACAAAGGACGTATCCTGAGAACCTCCTGGCAGCCTACCTTGAAGGTAAATTTGTTAATTTGACATCTGGCACGGTGTATGCGTCGTTTGATCGTACGCGGAATCATTCGGATGAGACAATCCGTCCAAAAGAGCCACTTTATACCGGTTGCGACTTCAACGTAACAAAACAAGCAGCAGTTGTGCATGTCATGCGTGGTGGCGTACCGCACGCGGTTGATGAGCTGGTTGATATGTACGACACACCGGCCATGATCGATACTATCAAGGAGCGCTATCCAGAGCACAGCATAACGATATATCCTGACGCGTCTGGAAAGAGCCGAAAAACCGTGAACGCATCAGAGTCGGACATATCGTTGCTCAGGCAGGCAGGGTTTAAAGTCAGAGCATATAACCGCAATCCGGCGGTAAAAGATCGTGTCACGGCGGTTAATAATGTTTTCGAGAAAGGCCGGTATTTCGTCAATACCAATACGTGCAAAGAATATACCAGATGCCTTGAACAACTCACCTATGACAAAAACGGTCAACCAGATAAGGAAAGCGGGCTCGATCATATAACGGATGCCGCCGGATATTTCGTGGCCTATGAATATCCGATAGCAAGGCGCACTGCCATTGTTCAGCCGGTGTCTTTGTACTAACAGGAAAAATCATGCCAAAAAAAGACTATTCCGAAGTAGCCAAACCATGTGAAGAATACGAGAACATGCTTCCGGACTGGGATATGGTTGATGCACTTTATGGCGGCACGCGCAAAATGCGTAAGGCAGGCGATACTTACCTTCCGAAATTCGAGGCGGAATCACCTAAGGATTATCAGGCCAGACTTAGCCAAACCGTGCTGCTGAACATGTACGCCAAGGCATGTGAAGCATTAACTGGGAAAGCTTTCAAAAAGCCGATAGTGCTTCAGGATGATGTCCCCGATGAAATCCGAGAGTGGGCGGAAAACATCGACCGAGAAGGCCGGGATGTCAATGTGTTCGCCAAGGACTTTTTCCTTGATGCCATCCGGCGCGGCGTGTCCCATTTTATGGTGGATTTTCCCCGTTCTGTGGCGCAGACCCGGGAAGAACAGCGACGCAATGGCGAGCGACCGTACTGGATTCACATGCCGGCGCACGAGATTATCGGTTGGCAAGAGTCAGTTGTCAACGGCCAGCGAATACTGACGCAATTACGTCGATATCACACCGTCAAAATGCCGGCCGGTGAATGGGGCACGGCGCGGGTCGAACGAGTGACAGTGTACTGGCTGGAGAATCCGGAAAGGGATGCTTCTGCTCATTACCGGGTGTACGAGAAGCGGGAAGTCAACGATGGTGGTAGGCTAGAAATGGTTTGGCGGCCGGCCGAAGATCAGGATGGCAATGCACTTGAGGGCCCGCTTGGCATCCCTTACATTCCATTGGTATCACTCTATACGCATCGAACAGGCTTCATGCAAGCAAGCCCACCGCTCTTAGATTTGGCTTACAAAAACGTGGAGCATTGGCAGAGCAGTAGTGATCAACGGCATATTCTAAAATGGGCGCGGTTCGCAATTCCGGTTGCCATAGGGTGGACGGAAGATCAGGATTCACTTTTGTTTGGGCCTTCCAGTGTGGTTAAGATTACCAATCCTGACGGTGATTTCAAGTTCGCCGAACATTCGGGCGGTGCCATAGGTGTAGGGTTCCAAGACCTTGAAATGCTCAAGGAAGAAATGGCTTATCTCGCGCTCGATCCGATGTTGCGCAAGCCTGGCAATATCACGGCAACGGCCAGGGCACTAGACGAGGCCAGCAGCACGAGCCAGCTAAAAATCTGGGTGGACGAGTTAAAGAACGCCATCGAAACCGGGCTGCAATATTCCGCCGAACGCGCTAGAGAAAGCACCGGCGGCAGCATCCAGGTTAATGAGGATTTTGCGCTCGCAGTTAATGATGACGACGCACGTGTGGTGGTAGAGGCTTATAGAGACAAGTTGATTCCGCGCAAGGTAGCGTTGGAATCGCTAGCAAGGATTATGCCGGCACTTGGTGAGGTGCTGGAAGGGTATGATATCGAGGACGTTATCGCGATGATTAACTCGGAATCCAGAGCGAATCCAGCGTTCGAGAGCCTGCGGCAAACACTGACGCCAGAAGAGTGATGCGATAAATGACACCAGCCGACAAAATAGAGCTGTACCACATTATTCATAACATCAAGTGGCGATATAAACTCGACCAGTTTGAGGATAAGGCGCTTGCTGAAATCATGAAGTCGGTACAGCAGGCGAGACGGGAAATTATCGCTGAGCTAAACGATAAATTCGCCGATCTGACATGGCTGGAAGAACGGTACAATAAAGAATTGCTCGTGGGTGCATTAGTCGGCGCAGCTGGTGGCGCCGCTTACAGTACCTATAAAGATATAAATGAATTGAACAAATTAACGGTTGGCATCAAGAGCCAACTCGAACAAGATGTCTCTGAGGCGGCTAGGATTGCGTACGAGCAGAGTATTGAGGCGCACAATGCCATCATGAGTATTAGGGGACGCGCGGTTAATGTATCGTTGGTGCAATTCGCGCCAGAGCAGTTGCAAAGTTTTTTGACAACGCCGATAGGCGGGATGCAACTTTCCGAATGGGTGCAGCGCACGTTTGACTATCCATTACAAGAACGTCTAAGTCATGAGCTAATGACCGGTATGTTTCGGGGGCAGTCGTATAAAAAATTATTGAAACGGATAGACGAACTTCTAGGCGATGCGGCAGATAACACCGAAACGTTAGTGCGGTCTTGGGTGCAGGCGGCCAATACAACAGCACAGCATACGGTCGCAAAGCAGAATGAAGACGTGATCAAAGGCTGGAGGTGGGACGCAACGCTTGAGAACGGGAACTTCTCGCGGGGTCATGGCACTTGCTTACGATGTTTGGCGCTCGATGCACGTGATGAGGTATATCAGATGAATGGCGGCCCGCCGCTGCCGCTGCATCCGAATTGCCGCTGTGTCAGGCGATACGTAACAAAATCTTATCGAGAACTTGGTATATCGCTTGACGACTTAAATGACGCTGTAAGGCCATACACCACGCGCGGCAATATTGATCCAGTAACTGGAACAGTTAAGCGCGGCAAAACTGGTACTGGTGGTTTACCACTATTGTCGGCTGGCCGGATTGACGGCGGTATGGATGAGTTTTTCAAGAGTTTACCAGAACAGTTACAAAAGCAGACGTTGGGTACGAGGCGATATGAGTTGTGGAAAGACGGTCAAATTAAGCTGTATGATTTGGCTGATGAAAATGGAGATTTGAAGCTTGTCAAAGAGTTATAACCGCGCGGAGCGCAAAGATCGGGCCAGAGGCCCAAGAATAGGCAGAGCCTAAAGGGGGACGAAATGCCTTGGAAAAAGAACGATGATGGCATGTTGGCACTGGATAGTGATGGTTTTCCGATCCGGATTGATTCGGAGGGGAATGAATCATCGGTGAAGGATGATGGTATTGATTACTTACAACGGACTGTTGCTGAGTCGATCAGTAGGAAAAATAAACTGAAGGAACTCGAGCAGCAGCTGGAGAAGTATCAAGGCATTGATGATCCGGACAAAGCACGCGAGGCGTTGCAAACTGTGCAGAATCTGGAGGACAAAAAGCTCATTGATGCCGGCAAGGCAGAGGAGATGAAAAAGCAAATCCAACAGCAGTACGAGAATAAGATGGCCGAGAAGGACCAGGAGCTTTCTAAACGTGATCAGCAGATTCATCAACTCGTTATTTCTAATGCTTTCGCCAAATCGAAGGTGATCAATGACCAGACTATCCTGCCGCCTGATGTGGCTGAGGCGTATTTCGGCCGGCATTTCAAGGTTGAAGACGGCAAGGCGATCGCCTACGATCACGCTGGTAATCCGATTTACTCGCGCGAGAAACCAGGAGAACCAGCGCCATTCGACGAAGCGCTACAGGCGATCATCAGTCAGCATCCGCAAAAGGATCGCATCCTGAAGGCGGCGCCTGGCGGCAGTGGCGCAGTCCCAGGAGACAAAGCGGCAAAAGGTAGAACTATTAGCCGGAGTCAATTTGAGCAATTAGCGCCACAAGAAAGAATGTCTTTCGTTAAAAGCGGAGGGCAAATATCAGAATAGGAGGTAAGAAATGGCTAATACATTAACAGGATTAATCCCGACCATTTATGAAGCTTTGGACGTCGTATCAAGGGAGTTGGTTGGTTTTATTCCTGCGGTAAGCCGAGACAGTTCCGCCGAGCGTGCGGCTGTCGGGCAGACGGTAAGGTCGCCTGTGGTTCCTGAGGTTGCGCTGGAGGATATTACTCCGGGTGATTTGCCTGCGGATAGCGGCGATGCGTCGATTGGTTATGTTGATATGTCTATCAGCCGGAGCAAGGCTGCACCTGTACGATGGACCGGAGATGAGCAACGCAGCGTTTCTCAGCAGTACGAAGCCATTCAGAGGGATCGCTTTGCACAGGCTATGCGTGCGCTTTGCAATGCGGTCGAGGCGGACGTGGCCAGCGTTTACCCCGGTGCGTCCCGTGCCTATGGTACTGCCGGCACAACGCCGTTTGCCGATCTTAGCGCGATGGCTGAGGTTCTTAAAATTCTCAAGGACAACGGCGCTCCGACCGACGCACTAAAATGTGTTTTCGATACAGCAGCAGGAGCAAACTTGCGCAGCTTAACACAGCTAACGGATGTGAACCGTGCTGGGACAGATATGACACTACGTAACGGAGCATTGCTGAATATTCACGGGTTTGAGTTGAGAGAATCCGGGCAAATTAAGAGGCACACCGGCGGAACGCTGACGCTTGTCACAGTCACCGGCGATGAAGCTGTTGGACAAACAGAAATCGGTGTAACCACTGGTGCCACTACTGGAGCTGTATCACTGACCGCTGGCGACGTTATTATTTTCGGAACGGGTGATGATAAGTATGTTGTCGCCGCTGATGTAACTGTTGGTGCTGGCACTACTGGCACGATCACCATTGCTGAGCCTGGGTTGCGGGTGGCGTTGACCGGCGGAGAAGACGTGGCTGTGAGTGCGGATTACACCGCCAACATGGCTTTCGCCCAATCTGCCATTCACTTGATCACCAGGGCCCCGGCCATGCCGGAGGGTGGCGATGCCGCTGTTGACGTGATTGAAATCACCGACCCGGTGTCCGGGCTGGCCTTCCAGGTCGCGGAGTATGAACAGTACCGGCGGAGGAAGTACGAAGTTGGCCTCGCCTGGGGCTATAAGCTCGTGAAACCTGAGCATGTTGCGTTACTGCTCGGATAACCATTGAGAGGCGGGGGCATTAGCTCCCGCCTTATCCACCCGCACCGTAAAACCCGGTCCCTCAGGGAGGGGAGGATGTCAACTTAAAGAGGTGTGAATCATGATCCGGATGAAATCACCGACGCCGAACCGGCGCGGCAAATATGAAGTTCACGACGTACCAAGCCGTCGTGTGGCGGCGTTAAAAGCGCAAGGTTGGATCGAGGTCCGGGATGAGCAGAAGAACGTTTCACCTGTGGAGGATATAGATGCGAATGAAGATGCTCTGTCTGATGAACCGGAGCCGGTGAAGCGTGGCCGCGGCAGCCAGCGCAAATACAAGGAGATTGATTGATGGCGCTGACACTCATCGTCGAAGACGGTACCAGCAAGCCGGACAGCAACACCTATATCGGCCTTGCCGATGCCGATGCTTATTTTGAAGGCAGGCTGCATGCCGAAGCTTGGACTGCTGCCGATGATCCGACTAAAAGCGCCGCGCTTGTTCATGCCGCGCGCATGCTTGATCAGTATATCTCGTGGCTTGGCGAAAAATCAAACACCGACCAAGCGATGGAGTGGCCGAGGTGGGGTGTTTATCTTGACGGCAGTGTATATTACATGACACCAAACCAGCCTGCTGCCTGGGTGTATGCCATTGATTCAGATACTATTCCTCGCGTGCTCAAGGACGCTCAATGTGAGCTTGCGCTCGTGTTGATTGGCCAGGATACACAATCGTTGCCTGATACGGCCGGTCTGAGCTCAATCAGCGTGGCCGGCGCGGTGGATTTGCAGGTTGATAAGCGGGATCGCATAAAAGAGATCCCGGAGCATGTGTTTAAGATTGTTTCGCATTTTGGCAATCGTAAGGGCAAGGTTGTCAAACTAATGAGGTGTTGAAAGGAGACAAGACATGCCGAAACGCGATGGTAAGGGTCCTCCGTCGGGAAGCAAAGGGCCTCGTGATGGCCGTGGTGGCGGGAAGGGTCGTGCGCCTGGTAAAGGCAAGGGCAAGAAGACCGGAGGCAAGAAAGGCAATTGTTGATGGGTTTGACTGATACCATAAAGGCTGGTGTCTCTGCGGGATTCCGAGCTGCTGGCGATGTTAAAGTGCCTGCTACGTTTACGCGGGTGACTGGTACGGCATACAATCCCGAAACCGGCACAAATGTCGAAATCACTGTGGATTACGAAGGGATTGAAGGCTTTCGCAGGCAGTATACTTTGCGCGAGATCGAAGTTGGCATTGCACAAGCAGGTGATATCCGCTTCGTAGTAATGGCTGATGATCTGGGATTTTATCCGAAGACTATAGATCGCGTGACGATTAACGGTGTTGTCTATCAGATTCAGGAGACTCAACCTGACCCTGTGAGCGCAACCGTTGCGTTTCGGTTGAGAACCTAAAATGCTCGATAAAATGTATGACAGCGCGGAAGGCTTCGCGCGGGCGCTTGATCGGCTTGTCGATAAATTTGAGGACGAGGCCGGTAGTGTAACGCGCAAGACACTCATTGACGTGACCGAGAAGATTAAGAAGGACACGCCGCGCGATACCGGCCGTGCCGCCGCCGGATGGTTACTGACAAGTGATCAGCCGAGCGAGTACATGCCGCCGGAGGGTCAATATCCGCTGACGCCGACGAATGATCCTGGTCCGGCGGGTAATTGGACGTGGTGGATTGCAAATAATGTGGAATATATTGAACCCCTCGAAGAAGGCCATAGCCAACAGGCACCTGCTGGTATGGTAGCGAATGCACTGAATGCTTTTGATCGGTTGCTATCCGGGCAGCTTAAAGGCAAGGACACGATCAAATGACGATCACAGAAGTTTTAAAAGCAATAGAAACACATTTCAATACGAATTGGACAACCACTTCAATTGCCTGGCCGAATGTGCCGTTTACGGCGCCAAATAGTTCGTGGGTGCGGTTTAATATTCTGCCGGACGATATTTATACTGACGAACTTGGGCCTTCTGGCGCTGGGATACGTAGAGGAGTAGTTAAGATCCAGGTCTTCACGAAGCCGAATATTGGCAGTCGTACCGGAGCCGGATTGGCTGCAGCTATCGAAAGCCTGTTTCATTTAAAAGATATTGACGGTATTCACTTTGAGTCGGCCTATACGACTAATAATGGTTTGGATGCGGTCGGTACTTGGTATCAATTTACCGTAACTGCGCCATGGTGGGCGTGGGTGGACGAGTAATCCATTAGAGGAGAAGAAAAATGTCAAACATCGCAATTGCAAGAGACCAAAAAATTTTGTTGGTCAGGGAGACCACGAGGGGCGTCCTGGCGTACCCGGCCACCGATGGCAGCGCGGTTGTCACCATTGCCGCAGGGTACGGCAGTATGAACCAGAACCCGAACTTTACGGATTCTGACGAGGTGCGCAACAGCCGGGATGTGCTGGATCGGTTCGTTGACGCGCGGCCCGCCGGATCGTGGTCGTTTCCTGCCTATATCCGCCCCTCGGGGGCCGCCGGAACCGCGCCGCAGGACGACGTTTTGTACGAATCGTTTTTTGGCGCCAAAACTGTTAACGCCGGTGTGAGCGTGGCTTATTCGCAACAGCTGGAAAAGCCATCATTTTCTATGTGGTTTATGCAGGATCATATCCTACGCTTCGCCAAGGGCTGCACGGTAAATTCGCTCAGCTTGACGCTCAATAACACCGGCGGTGTCACGCAGGATTGGAGCGGCGGCCTGATGTGGATGGGATGGTGCGGGACGGATACCGTGAAATCTGATGTAGTAGAAACGCCGGATAATAAATTTATCACGAACAATCCAAAACGCTTTGAAGTAGGAGCGCGGATTTACAATGTGACCGCAGAGGATGATAACACAGGCGCTGGTTATGAAATTACCGCCATTGATTATACCACAGGGGAAATTACACTCGGGACTGCTCTAACAGCGGCATGGTCAGCTGATGATGAGATCGCACCGTTCCTGCCGGCTGCTGTAGAGGTAGGCGAACCGTTGGCTAGTCGTCTAACCACTATAGATTTCGGTGACGATACCAGCAAGCGTATCCAGACAATGAACATTACGCTCAACGATCCTGTGCAGTATATCGAGGATGAACTGAGCTCGGATGGCTGCCCGACTGAATACATGGAGCAAGTGCGGGATTACAGCGGCACTGTCAATCTATATTTGCGTAGAGCTGATGTAAAATATTTTTACGAAGGCTTCAACGACACCGAGCTTGCTGTGGCTATCAAATTTGGTAAAGTCGCCGGAAAGAAAGCCACGCTAAATATGCCTCAAGTCGCCATTGAGGTGCCAAAGGTCACAGCAAATGCACCGGCTATTAACATGGCGATAGGGATCAAAGCACTCGGCAACACAGGTGAAGACAGCGCAACCTTAACTTTTGCATAAGGAGAAATTATGAGTCTACTCATTAAAACCACTGAGGATCAATCATTTTGGATCGATGTGCAGGATAGTCGTTTCTTGGTATGTCCAATCACTAATTCAGAAGATACGGCTATCGCGAAGAAATATACCGAGTGGAAGAAGGGCTTTCCGGTGCCAGATCAGGCGAAGATCCGGCGCGAAAAGTTCATCAAAACCGTCCTTGATTGGGAAAATGTCTGTGATGTTGAGGGTAATGAAGTACCGTTTTCCAAAGAAATGCGAAAGAATTTTGTCGAATATAATCCTGACTTCGCATGGATGATTATCCGCAAGGCAGAACAACATGAAGTTGCGAAACAGGAGGCGGAAGATCTAAATCTGGGGGAATGATAGAGTGGGAGAAATCCATCATCTCCGGGGGGCTGGATTGTGCGGGTTGCCGTGAGGCCTATGAGGCCGCAGGTGAAGAGCCGCCGTGCCACGAGTGCGGCAAACCGGCGCGCCATCCGGCCAACGAGCTGGCGTGGAATATATGGAGGGTGTGCTCCACACATGAACGCCCTCCGGCGATGGGTGGGTTATCTCCTATACGGGCGACAGCAGTTTCTGCACTGGTTAAAGACTTTGGTGGCAATGAAATGGACTTCTGGAAGATATTGCGTATTGAACGTGAATTGTACCCAGTGATTTGCCAGAATCTCAAAAAAGGTAAGTAAGATGCCGGGTATCCGTATCGCCGTGGACGCAAGTCAAGTAACACAAGCAGCCAGACAAGCCGATAGAGGTTTCGATCAGATCGGCCGTAGTGCGCGCCAGATGACAGGCATTATTAATAAAGCCAGTTCAGGTTTCGGCCGCATGACAAATGCGGTTTTTTCGTTGAAGGGTGCTATTGTTGGTCTTGGATTAGGTTATGTTGCACGGGATTTTTTGGATACTGCCGCATCGTTTGAGCAGATGGAGTTGAAACTGAACGCCTTAACCAGAGGGAGAGGAACAGAAACACTTGAGCGCATAAATGAATGGGCGAAGGAAATGCCTGTCAATACTCAAAAAGCGGTGGACGCCTTCACGATGCTGACTGCTATGGGTGTTGATATGGGTGAAACTCTTGAAGATAATATCAAATTCATGGAGACTTTGACCGATGTTTCCGTCCTGTTCGGCGAAGAAGCCTTATCACGTGTCGCTCGGGCGCTCGGCCAGATTACAACTTTAGGTAAACTGTCTGCTGAAGAGCTTAACCAATTATCTGAGTCTGGGATAAATGCGCGCAAATATCTATTAGAAGCCTTTGGAACAGCTACCGCTGAAGAAATCAACAAGATGGGTGTGACCGTTGAACAGGTGGTGGATGTTATTGTCCGAGGCTTGAGGGATGATTTCGGCGGTGCCGCCAAAGATGCGATGGATACTTGGCAAGGTGTCCGGTCTGCGTTTGAATCGAATATCATTGAAATTGAGAGGCAATTTGCTAAGGCTGGCGTTTTCGATGCGATAAAAGATTCGATGAATGAAATTACAGAAGCGACTCAAGGCTGGCTGGAAGAACAGACTAGATTGAAAGAGATGGGCTTGCCGAATTGGTTTGACAGAGTTGCTGATGCCGCCAGTAAAATGCCAGGGCACATCGATAGTATAACAAGTGCTATAAGCGCGCTTGTCGGTTCTCGGGAGTTCCAGTTATTTACAGAACAGTGGGAGCTCATAGCCGGCGCGTTTGTTGGCATGAAATTCGGAGGCCCTGTGGGTGCATTAGTCGGCGCAGCTGGTGGCGCCGCTTACAGTACCTATAAAGATATACGGGAGCTTTTCAGTGACAAAACGATCCAAAGTGGTGCTCTCCCGTTGGCACCACCAGAGGTAATTGGTAGTGCGCCCACCACTCCTGCGCCTGCGTCAAATCTTCCACAAAAATTGGTGACCGAGCTGCAACTCGAAACGCAGCTCCTCCGCGAAACCGAAACAGTTCAGCGCGCGATGACGTTGGCGCGAAAGGTCGATGTTGAGGTCGGCTCCGAGCAATACCAGCAGATACTAGAGGCTGTAAAGGCATACGAGCAGGCAAAGCAGACCTTAGACGAGCGCGCTGTGCTGATGGAGGAAGGCGCGCGGCTCACTGAGTCCATGCGCACCGAGCAGGAGATTTACAACGACACACTGGCACATCTTAACAAGTTGCTCAAGGCCGGCGCTATCGATCAGACCACATATGCCCGCGCGGTGGCCGCAGCGCAAGAAGAACTAACCGGCGCTAGGCGGGAACAGGAAGCGCTAGCCGAGGAAGGCGCGCGGTTAACAGAATCGCTCCGCACTGCGCAGGAGATTTACAACGACACACTGGCACATCTTAATGAGCTACTCCAGGCTGGTGCAATTGGGCAGGAAACTTACTCGCGCGCGGTGGCCGCAGCGCAAGAAGAACTAACCGGCGCTAGGCGGGAACAGGAAGCGCTAGCCGAGGAAGGCGCGCGGTTAACAGAATCGCTCCGCACTGAGCAGGAGCGATACAACGCCGAGATCGCCCACCTTAACAAGTTGCTCAAGGCCGGCGCTATCGATCAGACCACATATGCCCGCGCGGTCGAGGCGGCGCAAGAAGA